GTTTAAAGTTCCTAATTCCACAAGAACATCACCATCACCGTATGCTGTATCAGCAGCGTCTGTTGATGCTAGAGTTCCTGCGAAAGATTGAAACTTATGAGTTCCAAGTGCACATAATTGTCCAGTTGAGTTAAGATTAACTCCTGTTTCTGTGATGGCACCAGTAGAGGCAGCTTTATTAATTACTTTAAAACCTGTCTCTGACCTTACTGCACCATTAAAAGTTGTATTAGCCATTTTAATTCTCCGTAGCTAAATTATACCATCTCTTCTACGATTGTCTGCTAGGGCAGTTGGTATAATTGATTAATCCTAGAAATAAGATAAGAGGGGGAAAATCCCCCTCCTATTCGTACTTTATTACGCTCCCGGTGAGCCAAAGATAGCTCTCCAGTCAGACCATCCGAAAGAATATCTTTCAGAAGCCTTGAAACGCATATTTCCTGTTTCAAAGTCTGGTTCCATAGAAGTTTTTAAACTTCTTCTTTGGAACATTTTAAGACCAGAATTGATAAGGTCTGTTAAAATGAACCAAGCGTCAGTGTCAGTGAGGTAATGATTTACCGCATATCCTTGTGGAAGGATATTCATTGACCTAGATGCATTGATATCATTATCAGCAGTACCAACTCTCAAGTCACTTTTCAGAATTCTCTGAGCAGTGAATGCTGTGTCTTTTGGTATAATTAGCTTACGAGCGTTAACCGCAACTGGGACGTTTCTGTCATCCACAAAACCACCAATCGAAATGATTGCTGATTCTAGTGAAGATTCAGAAAAGTCGGCTGCTGTTGACGGCTCATTAGCAAGGTTTCCTGCCTCAAGTGTAGGGTGGTCTGTAGTCATTAATGCTTTCGCATCTCCACCTGTGTAACTTGAACTAAATCCATTATTTAGGACGTTAGCTGCTTTTACTTGCTTAGTGTAAGCCATAGAACGTGCTAAAGCAGCAGTGTACCGTTTTGATAATGTGTCATAAAGGTTATCTTCCACAGCTTCCTCAGTAACTGAGAATGCTAGGGCGATAGTTTCATGCACATATCTTGCAGTCCATTGCTCTGAAGCAGTGTCATATTCAATAGAAGCACCCTCTGATTTAGTTGGTGCAGCCCCGAAGCCCGTAAGTAGAGTTTCCTCTTCAAACGCTCTGTCTGAGCTTTCTTCTGTGAATATTTCAGCGTGTTCACGTTCCCATCGTTTGTACTCCATCCCAAATAGGGCGTGGAGGCCGGGTTCCAACTCTTTAACGAGTTGGCTTCTTGATATAGCCATAATATTTCTCCTACCCTATACGCCTGCTGTACCTTGGTCGTGTCCAATCAGTTCATGTTCCCATATAACTGCTTCTAACACACCATTAGTACCATAGGCATTTTTTGGTTCTTCATACAATCCAAGAATACGCAAATTCGCTGTACCTGTTCCTGTTGTTCCATTAATCTCATGAGCAGATTGACCTGTTACGGTACTACCTGTACCTGCAACAATGTCTGCTAAGTTACCGATATCGGCGAAGTCAGCACTGCCAGAAGATTGAATAGCCCAAACAATATTAGGGTCATCATACACATAAGCGGTGACATCGCCATCGTTTAGTGTAGCTGTTCCGGTTGGCCAATATCTCTTGAAGACTTCTGAGCCATCAGACGCAGTATATTTACAGCCTGCGAATACGCCTAGTAATCTGTTTCCTGCTGCTGCTATTTGGATATATCCAGTAGCCGCAAGTTTCACGAAATCACCAGTAAAAACATTTGCTGCGTATTCTTTAACTATTTTATACTCGTTTGCTCTGATAGTGCCTCCAGTGAGATGTCTTACTGGCCTTGCACCGAAAGCGGCGTCCGTATTTGCCATAATTTTTCTCCTGTATAATTTAAGTTAAAAAAACCCCTAACAAGAAAATTTTGTCTATCCTGTTTTTTTACCAACAGAGACAGAACTTTTACGCTGTTGTGATATAGGCATGGATGGATGTTGTTCTTTTAAAACATCAGCATCAACGGCTTGTGTTTGCTGTTTAGTCCTATTTTGAAAATATTCCTTTTTAGCATCAGCCATTTCAACTGGTATTTTAGCGAGAACTAAATCTCCGTGTCCAATCACTCCTGCATACTTTCCAGATTCATGCATAGGGACATCGAAATCGGGGTGTTCATCTTTTTTAACGAACTCATAGCCTTCACGCTTACGTTTAGCTATGTTTCGAGCATCATCCTCCCCACCCGCACTCACTCGTAGCCATCGGTATTTGATGCCGTCAACCTTTGGCTTGGGTGCATCTAGATATGAAGGAGGTGTATAAGTTACTTTTCGTTTCGGATGAGACCTAGATGCGGTCTCCTCAGACGGTGTTTTTATATTTTTATTGGTCATTTGTGTTCCTCACAAACTTGGCGTATTCATTTTGTGGCACACCCAATTTTTTAGCCATCGCCAATTGGCCGGAAGTCAATTTGACTCTTTTAGGTGCGGATGGTGCACGAGTTACACTCGCTACGACTTGCTTAGGTTTTTCGCTTGTCTTTGAAGACGGAAACGCTTCTCCTATTCGCTTGTCTAGTTCTGAGTAATAATCCTCAGATGAAGGATTGTATCCCTCCATTTTTAACTGTGCGTCTATGGCATAAGCTGCCCCTGTTTTTGCAGCGTCATCACCAAACCAAGTATTTGATTGTGCCCATTGTAGGGCTCTTGGGTCTGGTTGAACTGCTTGCTGTGGAGCTTGTTGCATTTGAGAAGGTGGAACACTTGGATAATTTGGTTCCTGTATAGGTTCCTCATTTTCAAACAAATGTTTTTGTTGCTCAAGTGTTTTCAATTCCACTTTTGCATCTGCTATTGATTCAGCCGCCTCTAGCATTTTACCAGAGTCACCCGATTCATAGGCAGACGTGTGTTCAGAGCGAGCTTTCTCCAAAAGTTTATTAGCTGACTCTAATTTAGAATCGTAATAATTCTTTTGAAGTTTAGTATAATCTTTATTAAGAGTATTGTTCTTTTTTAACTCGTTTTCGAGTTGTTGAACTCTACCATAATATTGATTTCTCTCTTGCTCATAGGCACTAGATTTCTTTACTAGTTCATCTATTCTTCGTTGAAGTCTTGATTTTTTTTTCGGAGCTTCTTCCTCATCTTCAGATTTGGCTTCTACCTCTTCTTTTTCTGTCTCCTCTTCAACTTTCGCTTCTTGAGGCTTATCCTCATCAGCGTCTGCTGCTTCCGTTGGCTCTTCCGATTCCTCAAGTTTTGCTAACGCTTCTTCATCATCAAACTTCTTGAGTTTCTCTTCTTTGCCTTCTTCCACAACTTGCATCGGCTTTTTTTTACTGTCCGAAGTATCGTGTACTATTTGCATAGGTATCTCCTAAGAATAAAAAAAGCCACCGAAATGGTGGCCTTCTACATAGCTATAAAGCTACTAATTTAGAGTGAAGTAATTAACTTATTTCACTCACATCTGGGACTACTCCCAGAATTTCGTCATCGTTCATTATGCGTAATTCCGCTTGACCGAATTTAAACCTGTGTCCTGCATACTTACCAAACATAACATAGTCTCCTACATTACACCAAGGAGCAGACATATCATCCCTGTTATATGCATCATTGCCTAATTCAATAACTTTACCTATTGAGGCAATTGCTCTGTGGTCTTCCACAGACTTGCTTGGTAAATATATACCCATATTTGTTTTATTTGCGACATCTAGTGTCTTAATTAATATCCTGTGACCTGTTGGTTTTGGATATTTATCATTCTTTAATTCTACTTCTTCTAATTTAAAAGTTGTGCTACTCATCGTCTTCCTCAATATGTTTTGAGGATTCTCTTATCAAATCTCTTGCGATTTGCAAACCCCTTAATTCGCCGACAACTTTTTTAAAATTATTATCTTCTATTTTACCCATTGCAAAAGCATCCTTGCGGTCGGTAATTTCTTTATCAACCTTTGTTGAAACGTGTTTAATAAATTTTATTATTTCCACAAATTAGAATACACCTTTAAATTTAGTACCTCGTTTTGCTGCACCAGTACCTCTAGATTTTTTAGAAGATGATTTCTTTACACTTCCGCCTTTTTTCATTTTGACGTAACCACCTTTGGCTTTATTCATTTCTTGTTTAACATCATAACCAAATTTACCTAAACCTGCTGTTGTTGCTAATCCTAAAGCAATAGCTATTTTTTTCTTTGTAGACATACCCGGTTGATTACCTAATGAATTAAAAATCTTTTTTTGATTTGGTGTTAAATCATCGTATGTTTTACTTATTTGTGTTTTTAAATTTTTAACTTTATCACTTTCTTGTTTAACAAATTTTTTTTCATCAGATTTATATTTTGCTTTTTTCTTTTTATACTTTTTTATAGCCGCAGGTATTGCACCTATAATTGTTTTAAATATACCACCTTTAGTTATTTTTGGCGGTTTTAATTTTTTTTCTTCTGACATTATTTACTCCTATACATATTTTCTTTTTTTCTTTTTTTTCATTTTTACAAATCCACTTGCTCTGTAATGTTTTCGTTTACGTTGCTTCTTAACGTATCCGCCTTTTTTCATTTCAACTAAATCTAATGAAGGTTCTTCTTTGTCTTTATCTAATGAAGGTTCTTCTTTGTCTTTTGTTTTTTCTTTTTTCTTATCTTTTTTAGTTTCTTTTTTATCTTTTTTAGTTTCTTCTTCAGTATCTTCTAATATTGCATCTATAATTTCTTTAGAAGCATTTACTAAATCTCCACCAACTCCCCACTCACCTTCACCAGTTATTAATTTTGATGCATCATCTGCTCCAGAAAAATAACCTGCATCAGTTATTAGTGCGGAAGGATTATCTGCATACATAGAAAGCAAAGCAGGAGGTATTGCTTGTGATGCACTAGGGACTACTTGTTGTTGTATTGGAACATTTAATTGAGTTCCAAAAGCTCTATTAATAAGTGGGCTAGCATAATTTTGTATGGTGCTTAATCCTTTATCAAGATATTTTTGACCACTTCTAATGACATTCTGACCTGTAGGTGAATTTAAAAATCTTCCTCCTGCTCCTAATGCGGCAAGTCCTGTATAATATAAAGCGGGTGGAATAAATAAAGGCATTACTTCTTATCCTTAGTGTTCTTCATCTGTTCTTTTGCTACATCACTCATAGTTTTCTCTCTTGCAAGGGATTTATTTGCTCTTGCTCTTAATGCATCCCTCTTCTCATTTGATTCAATTTGTTGTTGCTCAACTGCAATATCTGATTCCGCTTTTGCTTTATCGAGTTGTAATCTTGCAATATCAATCTGAGCATCGGCTGCTTGATTTTGCTCTTTCATATCCATCTCTCGTTGGCGGTCTTGAGCACGCTGTTGGGTATCCATAGCTTTTCTTTGTGCTTCTTGTTCTTTAATTTGTAAATCTTTCATTGCAATCTGAACTCTAGGGTCAGCCATTTGCTGTTGTTGTTGCATTTGCTGTTGTGCCGCTTGGTTAGCTTGTGACATTTGCATTCCCGCCTGTGCCTGCATTTGTGCAATTTGATTTTCCATTTCTATTGGAATTTCTTCGTAATCGTCATCCTTGCCCGGATTAGCTCTATCGTACTCTGGTGCCGGTGGTAACTCTGTTCCACTCTGTGCTGAAATCATATTTCTATACTTGTGAGCGGTGTGCTCTTGTATGTGAGAAGCGATAGCTCCTGCAATGAGTTGAGCCACTTGTGGTGATTGTGGCATCATTGTTGGGTCATTCATCATGGAAGAATGAACTGCGATGTGGGCATCGTGGTCTTGTGCTGCGTAAGCCTTAACCGGTCTGCCGTACATCATCGCATAATTTTCTGTAGCAGGGTCTTTTCTTTTTGCCCCTGCCTCTGGTAGCAACATATCATCAATGTTCTTGACATCTAGAGCTTCGTATAATCGTTTGTAAGCCTCTTTCATGTCGTGTATTTGAGGTGCTGCTGCCGCTGCTTGCAACTGTGTCTGAGCTAACAGAACTCGTTGAGCAGTTGAGAAAATGTTTGGGTCGGAGACAGGAAGTATATCTACTCTGTCATCAAAGTCTTTCTTAAAGACATACTTGCTGTCACCTTCAACCCTATAAGGATAATAATCTGGGAGGAAATCCTTATTCACTCGTGTTATTATTTTAAACTCTTCACGCTGAGCCTTATGTAGTCTCTTGTGAATGGAAGACATTACCTTGATACCCTGCTCTAAGAGAGCAATGGTTGTTCCCACAGGTGCTTGTGAATTCATATCACCCGTTTGTAGGTCAGTAATGGCTGCTAGTCTTCTTCCCTCTTGTGTCATTGAGCCCAATAGAGCAAACAATGTTTGTGATGGTTCTTTAAATGGTAGGGGTACAATAGACTTTCTGATATCCTCGCCGTATCCCTCTACATCTCTAAATTCACCAAAACCAACAGGTTGCTCTCCCTCTACCCTCATGCCTCTAGCTTTAAAGCCACCGGGCAGATTGGAGAACTGTCCTGCATCAACCAAGGAGCGAAGAATGGTTGTTACTGATTTTTGTAGATTGCCCAATAGGTGGACATAGCCTAATCCATAGAAACTAAATCCGGGCAAAAACTTGTAGTGTACGAAATGCTGTATGCGTTTAAATTCTGGGTCGTCATCCTTAAAGTTTTGACGAATAGATAGAACCTGCTTTGTTTCCTTACAAATTGTAACAACATAAGGGCAAGCGTAATCCTTTTCATAACCCGGAATTTCCAAATCAACGTGCATCTCTAGAATGGTTAATCGTCCATCCCTTTGATAATTCTTTGAAGGTGTTAAACCCTCTATCTCTTGTATTTTTTGTGTAATGTCATTGGAGTCATCCTCTTCGGGATTCATATCCGTATCGACATCCATGTAAAATCCACTTACTTGTTTTCTACGCAATTCATTTTGTGTCATGCGTATAATGTGGGTGTATCGTCCCGATGTTCTTAAATCTGATGTGTTATAAGATATAACAAAATCGGTAATAGGAATAAATTTTGATACTGGTCTCTTTAGTGATTCATCATAGTAAATCTTTTTAAAGCAACTTCCAACAATAGGAAGATAGAAAAGCATTTGGTCAAAGTCATCGAAGTATTCCTCCATTGACTCTGTTAACTGGTAATTTAAAAATTCTTTAACTCTGTTTGATTGCTTAACTGTATCGGGAGTATGCTCACCAATTATTTGTGTTTTAACAGGGCCACCAGATGGAAATAATTCTTTTATTGCCTGTGATTGAAACTGTACCGCTCCCTCAATCATCATAGGATGATGAGCCGAACAAGCTCCGGGGAATGGTTTTGTTGTATCCTCTATTTTAAGACCAAGTAAATCCATCCCTTTTTTGATGGTTTCCTCGTAATCTTTTCTGCTGTGAACATCGGCATCAAAAGCCTCTAATAGTTCATTTGCGATATCTTCGAGGGTCTCATCATCTAAGTCCTCTGCCATGTTATCTGAGACTGCTACTGGCTCCTCTATTGGCTCACCCTCAGCAATGATGGTTACTTCTTCCTCAATAAGGGGATTAACAGGCTCTAGTGGTGTTCTTGCCATCTAGAATGTTCCTTTAAATTTTGTCCCTCTTTTAGCTGCTCCCGTACCACGAGATTTCTTGGAAGATTTTTTAACACTTCCACCTTTTTTCATTTTAAGACCCATATTTTTTTTACGAGCGTAAGCCATGCCACCTTTATTAAGGTTTGCTTCCTTATATGCTTCTTTTGCTCCCGAATATAACTGTCCCGTACGTTTTGCTATATTTGATGCTCCTTTACCCAATATCCTTGATACATTATAATTACCAGTTTTAAATTGATTAAAAACTTCACCCGCTGCACCCTCTAATCCTGTGCCTGCTAAAAAAGTTTTTATTGTAGACATAACTGGTTTTTCTTTAAAGTTTCTAATTAAACTTGGAAGGTCTACTGATAAAATTGATTTTACAATACCCTTTTTTCCTTTTACTTTTTCGTCTGCCATTTTATACTCCTATGTTCTCCATTTGTTTCGCAAGGCTCTCGGCTCTGTTCTTGGTTTGTTTCGCCCAACGTGAGTCAAGCATCTGAACTGCCGCTTCCTTGTAATTAGGTGGATTATTCTTTAAAGCCACCCACATTTTTTTAAATTTAGACACCCCAGTGGGGCCAAGTTGAAATACCATCTCTATGATAATTCCCTTTGCTTCGTCTTCTATGCTGCAATCCTTATATAAATTAGATGCAGAATTCTTTGCTGTTTCAAAATCTTTATCAAATACTCTCTCTAGTTCAGCTTCGGTGTATTCCTTGCCGTCCTCCCACCAATCCTCAACGCATAGATGGCCGTACCCCACGGTTCTCTTGTTTAGAGTATCCTTATAAACTTTATTTCTAAAGCCTTCGTGTTTTTTTATTCTGTTCTTTATTTGTTCAATCACCAGTAACTTCCTTTCGGGCCTGTTGCCTCTTCAAATGGTGCATCCTGCGGATGATTAATCATCCAACCCTTACGCAGTCTTATCAGAGCTTGCGTAGCCGAGTCAACTAAATCATCGTGTTTTGTGTTTGGAAAAGCCGCACACTGGGATACCACCGCTTCCGTTTCATCGGTGTCGGGTGCCCAAATTCTACCACTCTCAAACAATGGTGCAACCGAGTGTACCCGTGCCAGTTTATCCATCTTTCGTGGATTGAATGGCGTTATTGGTAATCCCGTTCGCATTAACTCCTGTACGAGTGATAACCCACTCGCCTTTGCCTCTACGAGAACTAAGTCTGGTTGGTGTTCATTGTAGAGATGTATGGCTGCATTCTTGAGTTCGGGGAATGTTAACCTCTCCCTCATGGAATCCAAGAGAATGAGATTGTATCCACCCTCGCCACTAAAGACACCCCACGTTGTACACGCAGAGTAATCTGATGTCTCGTTTACAGTATACGCTGTATCCCAAGATTGAATTGTATATTCAATGTTCGGCAATTGTTCCTTTTTCCATGTCTTCCACCACCAACGCTTGATGAGGTTACCCTCCTCGGTGGATGGTGTCTGGTTGTAGAGTGATGTCCACTCTCTGGTGCCAATTGTTTTCTTTATTTCCTGTAATCGCTCTATAGGATAGGATTCCTCCCATAGGGGGTCTCCCTCCTTCAATCCAAGCATTTCGGCGGCGGTGTTATTTAGAATAGCGGGGAATTCAACAATATCCCAACCTTCGTGTCCCGTCTCCTTTAAAATCCAACCCGCTAAGTCATCCTCGTGCCATCGTGTCTGTATGAGAATAACAGAGGCATTAGGCATTAATCTTGTATAGGCTGTTGACCTGTACCAGTCGAGGAGGTTCTTTCGCATTGCCTGCGAGTCCGCCTCTTCCCTGCCTTTAATGGGGTCATCAATAAGCAGTAAATGTGCACCTCTACCAGTAATGGCTGAGCCCGCACCAACAGCAAAGTATACCCCTCCCTTGCTTGTGTGAAATCGTCTCACACTCGCTGAGTCGGTTGATAAGTGAGCATCGGGAAATAAATCCTCGTAGTCCTTGCCCTGCAATTGATTTCTCACCTTACGACCAAAGTCATCGGCTAAATCCTGTGCGTAGGTGGAACAAATAATGAACTTATCGGGGTTCCTCCCCATGTACCAAGCGGGAAAGAATTCTGAAGTCAGAATAGACTTTCCGTGCCTCGGTGGCATGAATATTGCTAATCGGCGTATATCCCCCCTCTCCACAGCCTCTAGTTTCTCTGCTAGTAGCTTTATATGCGGTGGGGTCTTGTAGCCCTCCATCTGGAATCGAGCATAGCCCAGAAGCGAATTTTTCGCTTCCGAGCGTTTCTCTATTTCTTGTACCTGCTGTACCAGTTGCTGCAACTTGGCGATTTTCGCTTCGGTGCTCTCTGGTATATGCATTTATTTAATTTTTATTTTTTTAGGTCTCATTTCCTCTGGAAGATTTCTCTTTATCTTCACACATAGAATGCCGTCATTCATCTGAGCGTCATTAATTTCCATGTGCTTGTCGAGAGTCCACATTCTCTTGAATTGGCGTGATGCCAAACCCCTGTGAATGTATTGCTCATCCTCCACTTTATTCTTACCTTCTATGATAAGAGTGCTGTTATCGAGGGTGATGTTGATATCATCCTTCTTGAAGCCGGCTAGTGCCATCTCAATCTTGTAGTTATCGTCATCACTCTTAACGAGATTGTAGGGCGGATAATGCTGATAGCTATCAATGCCATCAAAAAAATCATCAAATCCGACCAACATTTGTTTCATAAGATTCGGTGTGAATCTTGTCATGCCAGTGCTAATCATGTTTACCTCCTGTATTAGCAAGGTTACTCCCCCTCACAATGAGCGGGGAAACTGATTTTAATATATAACTGTATACTTTTTAAATGTACACCCCCATATTCCTGCTATTATGGTATGTCGGTGGGCACTATATGGATGTTAAAGTGTTCGGACAAATTGGGGGGTGGGGGGTAAAAAAAAAAGTATTCGGATATGTGGATGTTATAATTAGCAAAATTACGTTTCATTTCAATGCTTATGACCGATGTTAAGCACTATATATTGATTTAGTTCCGATAATTAATTCTTATAAGAAGTAATTTATATGACTGTCATTAACTATGACTTATTATTATTCCATTACTTGCGATAACTCCAATTATTGTGCCTAACATAATGACATACTAATGCATATTATAACGTACTCTACATATCCTCTACTTAAACTCTTAATATCCTGCATTACTGAGAGCAACTGTTGAAATAATCCTGCTACCAACCTGTCGGCAAAAAAGTGGTTCTCAAACCCTCATATCTCATCGCTGAGAGGCTTATTGATACTGCTTGGACTCTTCTTACCTGTCTTCTCTAACCAATGCTCATGGCAATGGAATATGACATCTAGCATATTGCTACTATCTATGAATGGTGAGTTAGTCTCTCCACATACAACACACTTTCGTATCTCTGCATCTGTCTTATTTGAATACGCTTGAATGAACTCGTTGTGTGTTACCATCGCTCAATAAATGTTGGTGTATGTTCTCCGACATATGCTCCTGCAACATTGTACTCGAAATACTCTATTGCCTCTTCTCTACTCATCTTATCTCTACTCATTAATATTTTAATGCACTTGTTTGTATCATACGCCACAGACATTTTATTGAATGATGTAGACACACCAATAATGGCTTTATCAAATCCATCTGCAATTAATAACTCTGGGTATTGTTCTGCTATTTTTTTTCTATCCATTAATGAACTGTTATATTCATATCTGGTTCAAACTCAACTGTCTTTTCTTTTTTCTCTTTGCATTGACAATTATCTCCACCGCAATTTTCTTCTGTGCAACACTTGGGAACGCATTCTGGTTCGCAATCGCAATTACATTTATTTGTTGGTGTCATTTTTTGTTTCTATTTTTTTTTGTTCTGTATTTTTATCTGGCTTTAATAAAATGTTCATCAATTCAAAAACCTCAACATACTTTTGCTTGGACAAGTAATTTACAATTTTGTTTAACTCTTCTGTGTTGAGTGTTTTCATTTTAATTTAATTTTTGTTTTTTCTTTTCATCCATCTTGAGTATCAAGTCTTGGTTAATACTTTGATACAATTCATTGATGTGTTGTTTTAGTTTGTGTACATCCTCCGAGTCATATTGCACATGGCCAGAGATTGAACTTGGTAGACCATTGATTGTGTTTAATAATTTTTGACTTTCAACACTTGCTTTAACTAAACTTAATATTTGTTCTGGCTTTTTTATTTCAGCACCAATACCTTTGTTGAATGCATCCAACACAGACTCCAATGCTTTGCTCGTAGTTAACTCTAACTGCGATGCAATTTCATCATGCTCTTTTACTTTTTTATCTACTGTTTTTTCCATCAACTTATCTGACAATTTCATATCAACTCGTTCACATTGCGAACTCCAATTTTCTGAATTTGAATGTCTGAATATTGTTGCTAGGGAGACAAGTTTTCTTTTTGGATACTTCTCTTTAAGAGTTTTGTGTAGCCTACGAATTGAACGAGGTTTACTCTGTTGCAAATAGAATTCCTTGAAATCTGATATTGTTATGTGTGAATTAGACATAATTTTACTCATTATATAATTTATCTGGCATAAAAAATGGGATAATTCCAGAGAACCTTTCAAGAACCTTATAGAAACAGCCAAAAATTAATTTAAAACAAAGTGAAATAATATCCGTCTTATTGATTATTATTGTTTGCAATTAATTGAAATTGATTGTAAGTGATAATAATGATTTTTTGTGCTTGACCGCTTTGAACCCTGCTCTCTCTAGAGTGGGATATGTGCGAGAGTGTTTGTATGTTAGTAAAATCTGAGTGGCGATGTAGGGTTTGAAAGGGTGCAAAAACAATAGTGAGTTTGCTCTTAATTTTTTTTTTTTAACTCACCTAATAGAAGTAGACACAAAAAAATAAATAAACAGAATTCATAAATTATGTTTGTTTGATTATGCAGGATAGTAAAGGTGAAGTGACCCTGCCAAACAACTAGAGATAATTTTTATTAGAGGGCGAATAAAATCGCCCTCTACTATTTTATCTTTATGCATCTACTGAGGTTATGCTCAGATAGTAGGTGCATAAAGATGCAATAGCATCACCTTAATTATTAACTTTATAACAAGGAGCAAACTATGAATATTATATTTCCTATTGGAACTACAATAAACGAAGATTTTGGAAGAGATGATATAAGAGACTTTATGCTTAAACACATAGAGAAAATAAAAGTAAGAGTATGGATACCAACAGACTCTAACGATGGCTTTTGGTCTACTATAAAAAGAAAAGACTTTGAAGAAAACTTTGAATTCTTTTATCCAAATCACTTTGGAAGAATTTTTACAGATACGAAAACTAAAACAATTTATATTGTACCTAAAGATATGCCTGTTGAAACATTTGTTGCTGTTAACTTGCATTCAATAGATGGCAATAGAATTAAATTTATTTAACAAGGAGCAATTATGAAAATTACTGAAACAGATAAGAGAATTATTTTAGATTTTATTGAAAGATTTGAAATCAAGAATTCTGATTGGGGTATTGATTTTATCAAACGATTAAAAGAAGACAATCCAACAGAAAGAATGAATTTACATCGTGATGAAGAATTACTTTGTGATTGGGAGCAATAATATGGAAACATTAATAAATAATTTAAGACCTATGACTTCTTGGAATGACTTTGCTAGAAGTTTGTGTGACCAATACGATGTTAGAGGTTCACTATCTGAAAAGCAAATTTCTTCTGCTCAGAGAATGTTAGATAAGATGGCTAC